TGCTGAAGGTAAGACTGAGGGCATGCCCATGGAAGCGCGTCATGCCCATGAACGTCGCGACATGCACAATCGCCATGAAACGCAGCACGCTGTTCACGATCATATTGGTGGGCCGAAAAAAGAGCTTCATGCGCGCCATGAAAAAGAAATGAAGGATATGCACAAGCGCCACGAGAAAGAAATCGAACACGGCGAAGGCAAGGACGTGTGAGCAAGGATAAACTGCCCATCAATGAGGAATGCGGGTTCCATCCAG